ATTCATACCACTACAGAACGGGCAGTAAAATGGCTCTGTTGCCTCGTCACTGTCCTCGATAGTTTCTACGGTAAAAACAGCGCAGCAGTCTTCACACTCGTATTCTTTATTCATTTGTTAGTTCCTCTACTTCTATATTTGAAGCTTTTAGGAAATTTTTGCCTTCCTCGCTTCTGTAGTTAGTTTTATAGTACACATAATTTATACCTGATTGATATATCAGTTTTGCACATTCAATACAAGGCGCATGCGTAACAAACAACGAAGCACCCTCACCACTCTCAGATGATCTAGCTAATTTAGCTATCGCGTTCATCTCGGCGTGAATGACTTCTTTGCGAGTAGTCAGCTTACCGTCTTCGTCTACTGATTCGCAATTATTATCCCACCCAGTTGGTGTACCATTATAGCCAATAGAGATTACTCTGTTATCTTTGACGATAACAGCGCCAACTTGTAGTCTCTTGGCATAGGAAAGACGGCTGACTGACTCAGCCATCTCCATATAAAGTTTCTTAAACTTAAACTTCATTAAGCTGCCCAGACGCTACCCCATGTACCGGTCAAAGCACCCTTGGCGTAGTCTGTAGACTTATTCTCAAAGAAGTTAGTATGAGTCGGAGCGTTTAACATTTCTTCAACCCAAGGTAGCGGATTTTTCTTTGCCTTGAAAATGCCTTTCATACCCATTGCGATCAAACGACGATCGCAGATATAACGAATATACTTCTTAACCTCATCAGCGGTAAGGTCTCTCATTTCACCCATTGAGAATGCAAGGTCAATGAACTTATCTTCTAGTTCTACCATCTTAGTAGCAATGGTATAGATCTCACCTTTAAGCTTATCATTCCAAATATGCTTATTCTCTTCGATAAAGGTTCGGAAGAGCTTAATCATATTTTCGCAGTGCATAGTCTCATCTACAATAGACCAAGTAATAATCTGACCCATCGACTTCATGAGACCGTGTCGAGGAAAATTCAGAAGCATGATAAACGATGAGAATAGCTGCATACCTTCAGTAAAAGCTGAGAAAGCAGCAATCTGCTGAGCTACACTTTGCTCATCCTGCGCAGACATCTCAGCAAAGTATTCATGCTTTTCCTTCATGGCCTCATACTCAAGAAACTGCTGATAAGTCGACTCAGGCATCTCTAGAGTTTCAATCAGATGTGAATAAGCAGCAATATGTAGAGCTTCACGAGCAGCAAACCCTGTAAGCATCATACGTATTTCAGGTTGAGGAAAATATGGTAGATAGTTCTTGATATATCCACCAGCTACGTCAATATCACCCTGAGTGAAGAAGCGTAGAATCTGAGTCAAGAAGTACTTCTCGTTCTCAGTTAACTTAGTATTCCAATCCTTGACATCCTCAATAAAGGGAAGCTCGGTATGCATCCAATGTGCTTGTTCGTGTTGTAGCCAAGCATCATACGCCCACGGATAACGAAAAGGTTTAAAATATGAACGCTCATCAGTTAGTTTTAGTTCTGTTTTCTTTGACATGTAATTACTCCGCTACGAAAATGAAATCCGAGACACTTTGATCTACTTGCTTATAACCTCTAGCAGTTAAAAAGTCAACTAATTGTACAACATCCGTATCTCTACTATGTTCTGCTATAATAACTGGTTTAAATTTTTCTATTGTATTTACTGCACCTTTAATAGCGGGATATTCAAACCCTTCTACGTCAAGAAGAATTAAATCACAAGCATTAAAATTAAAACTGTCTATTGACATTATTGGTATTCTACCATCTATAGTAGGTTGTACTGTATGTGTGCCCGCATTTGATAAGTCGGATCGTTGTATCTGTACGAACTCATTTTTTTCACCTAATGCTGCGTTAAATTTAATAATAGTATCTACTTGACAGTTATTAACAAGACAAAAAAAGTTAAGAGGGTCAGGCTCAAACGTATAAACGAATCTAAAACGATTAGCTAGGAGTCTAGGATACATTCCGAGAGCTCCACCTGCTTGAATTACCGTATCGAAGTTTTTAACGTATTTAAAAAACTTTTCACTGTGTGATGATATCCAGTCATTAATAGGTCCGGTCCATACTCCACCATCAGAACCAGGTTTACCATCCTCACAAATCCAGACCCATCCATCAAGTCCATCTAGAGGATTACTCCTTATATGGACTTGATTGCAGTAATGATTTAAATTGTAAAGCATAATTATCCTTCACATGCCAGGCAAGTCTCTTCAGCAAGAGCACGAATATCAATTTCTTCGATAATTTGTCGTTTAATTAGCTTCGAGACTTTATCGGCTTTCTTGATCTTCTCACTTCTGCAATAGTATAGAGTCTTTAATCCCTTCTTCCAAGCAAGGAAGTGGGCTGCGTGTAAGTACTTAACATCTGCAGTAGGTAGGAAGAATAGATTTAGAGATTGACCTTGATCTATATACTCTTGGCGATCAGCGGCTAGTTCGATCAATATTCGCTGGTCTAGTTCCATAGCAGTTTTAAACACGTTCTTGGTATGTTCGTCAAGAAAGTCTAGTTCCTGCACTGAGCCATCATTTTGCATGATAGTGCTCCATACTTCGGTGATATCAAGATTTAACTCTTCACACTTACTGCGCAGAATAGCATCTAGGAATCGGTTTTTGTTAAGCCCTGCACCCGAAAGCGTGTCTTGACGATAAGCATTAGCACGGAAAGGCTCAATAGAGGGAGAAGTATTACCCATAATGATAGAAGAGCTAGCATTAGGAGCAATGGCAATAAGGTGACTAAACCTAAAGCCGGTACCAGTAGCATCAGGTGCCTCACCCCGTTCTTTCCCGAGTCTAATATTTGCTTCATTCAAGCGCTTCCTTATATGTTTAAACATAACCCGATTAGTAATTACTGCTTCGGTGTCTTCGATAGCAATATTATTCTTCTGAAGATATGCGTGGAAGCCAAGCGCACCTACGCCTATAGAGCGCTCACGAGAAGCAGAATACACCGCTCTATGTACAGTACTAGGTGCATTATCGATAAAGTACTGAAGTACGTTATCAAGCATTTCAGCAACATCTAGTAGGAATAGAGCCTCACCTTTCCACTCATCGAAATATTCTAGATTTACAGATGATAAGCAGCATACAGCTGTTCTATCTTTATCTGTGGGTAGAATAATCTCAGAGCAAAGATTGGACTGACGAACAGAAAGGCCCTTATCTTTGAGCCACTGAGGTAGTTTATTATTACAAGTGTCAATAAACTGTAAGTAAGGCTCACCCGTATGCATGCGAATTTCAATAATCTTCTGCCATAGAGTCTTAGCAGATACAGTCTTACGAACTTCACGTGTATGAGGGTCCTTTAGTTCCCAGGTATCATCAGCATTGGGATCAAGCATGCAACGCTCGATAATTTGCATGAACGAGTCTGGAATGGTAATACCGTGATGTAAATTCTGTGCGCGAATATTAGGATCACCGGTAGGCTTACGAATCTCCAAGAACATCTCGATATCTGGATGATCGATGCTTAGATAAGCAGCATAAGAGCCACGACGAGTAGATCCCTGCTTATAAGCCAAGCAGGATGCATCATAGATCTTTAAGTGAGGTAGAATACCCACAGAGCGATCATCAGCAGAACGAATACCAAACCCTACACCTACTCCACCACCTAGCATAGAAAGCCAGTTAGTTTCAGATAGGGTATCTACTAGACCTTCAGCTGAGTCATCAATCCAGTTTAGAAAGCAAGAGATAGGTAACCCCTTCTTGGTACGTCCGAAAGAGAGAATAGGTGTAGAATACGATAGCCAATGCTTCGAAGCATACTCATATAAGCGTTGAGCATGATCTGGATTACTACTAAAAGCTGTAGAAACAAACGCAAATCTATCCTGCGGTGATGCTTCATCCTCTCTCATATATGATTCACGTAATCTCTTTAATCCTAAATCGTCAAATAATGCGTCACGAGAATAGTCGATCTGAACAGCCATAGTTAGTTCCTTGATTAATTATTGATAGATGTAATAAAGTCAAAATATAGAGCTAGTTGATCCCAAGCGGACTTGGCAACTTCACGGTGCTCTTTTTGTGTACCTTCAGTCATACGTAGCTGGCAATAATGAATCCAGGAACGAATATTACCATTCATATACATTCTAGAGATAGTAAGACCTTCGGGTAGCACAGCACGTGCTTGCTCTTTGGCGATACCATTATCAATAGCCCATTTATATTCACGCTCTACAGCAAATAGAACTCGCTGCTGTGATCTATACCACTCATTCTGAAGTAGATTATCGTCAACTTCTATACTGTTTTGACGATTCTTATTATCTTGTAGTCTTGCTTCACGTGTAACAAACCCCAGATCCTTTGTAGGGTCTGCATATCGTTGAGAAAATTCCTGAAACGAGAATGAACGATGGCGAAGTATTTGACGAGCAATGTCACGTGTAGTCTCAATCTCCATAACAACGTTAGACATTTCAAATACTGACCAATGCGCATGTCTTGCACAGTACTTTAGCAATTTTTCTGACGTAGCAGTATTCATCTGATTCGAAGGATTAGATACGCGTGCTGCATACGCTATAAAATCACTAGCTTTTTCTACTCCTTCTATCAGTGGTGAAGTAATAGCAACAATTTTAGCAGAATTCATTTCACACCTTTTTCCACTGAGTAAACTTTAGCTTTGCTTGCAGGTGAGTATATGTATTAGCACCGATCATTGACATAACGTCATGCTGTGTCATACCACCCATTACCATATCATTGATATCCTTGAATATTAGTGATTCTGGCCAAATTACTACCGAAAAATTTTTTTCGATAGCTTTCTCTACTTTCCTTACAATATCTTTATTTCTAGGTTCGTTATCAAATACAAATACAGCATTGTTATTAAACTTCTCTCCAGTATCTGAACCTGCCATGGCAATTGCGTTGTCTAAGAACAAGGAATCTAAAGGGCCTTCTAGTACATAGAAAGTCTTATCGTAGTTGACAGTATCAAGTCCATATATCTTAGGCTTGGATTCATCCAATACAATAGTTATATACCTTATCTTAGTTTCACTAAGTGCACGTCCTTGATATGCGAACATTTCCTTAGTTTCACTAAGTAAAGGTATTACTAGTCTTGATTCATCCTTGTCTGCATTAAGCTTGTTAGGTATCATGCTATTCGTCCACTCATTAAACTTAGGGGCAAAGAATAGCTTATAATGCATGTTCGACGGTATCTTTCTACCTTCCACATACAGCTTAGCAGGATGATCTATCGGTAGTTGCGATATTCGTTTGAGTTTATTGAGCGGGCTACCGGCTTGCATAAACTTTGGTCTAGTGAAGTTAAATTGTCCTTCGGGTTCGACCTTTCCAAATTTTTCAACTATTAACTCTCTATTATACTGTTCAAATAATTCACTATTTACAACTTTTAGAAAACCGCGTAGCGTCATATTTGCCCCGCAGTTATGGCAATGAATGCGGTAACCTTTACTACTATCAGTAATGAAGTATAGTCTTGCTTTGAATTTATTCGTCTGGCTATCACCGCACAGAGGACAAGAGCAGCGAGCAGTGTTTTGATTCTGCCACTTAAAATTTCTCACATGAGATGAGAATATATTGATATATTTTCTATCTAACCATTCAGTCATACAATACCTCTATTGGTATTATATCTGAATCGAAGTAAATATCAACTAGTTTTTAAGGATATGCGAAATAACCATAGGGATTGCAAATCCTACTATGAATATAGCTCCTGATAG